CAGGAGATTAAACGGCTTTGGACTCTTCCTAATCCTTTAGTGATGGCTAAGATCTCAGAAATGCCACATGTTTCTCCACAATGGCAAACAACCAAAGGTTGGTGTGATGCCTTCTACGATAAGAGTTTCTGGCTTTACATAAGAAAGCAACACAAGATAGACCATCTTTCCGAACAAGAATATTTAGATGTTCACCGTGAAGAATTGATCAAGTCTGGATGTAAGGATAGCAAGTCTATTCCTACCGATCCCTTTGATTTCTCCAAGATCACGATTGATAAGATCATAGACACGAAGACAGCCGTCTTCGAGTAATGCTTTCTCAATAGATTTTGGCAAACATAATACTTGAATAGGTACATTTGCCTCTAAATATGATAATACATTTCTATAATGAGCCAAATCCTCTTCAAGTTTATTTGAATTATTAATAATTTCAGTCATAGGAGTCCTTTTATGGAAACACAAAAAGAAAGCAAAGTTGAAGTTAAAGAAAATATACCACAAGACTCTCAGCAAGTCACTGAAAATGCTGCACAAATGTCTACACAGGAAACACAAGAGCAAATAAATTGGAAAAAATTTAGAGAACAAAGAGAAATAGAGAGAAAACAGAAGGAAACTGCTGAGAGGATGGCAATAGAAAAGGCTAAAGAGGCTGAAGCTTTGAAAGCCGCATTAGAATCTATTGTCAATAGACCTTCTAATTCAAAGGAACAAAATTCTGATTCTTATTCAGATGAAGATGAAGATAAGAAAATAGACAGGAAGGTAAGAGAGCTACTGGAACAGAGAGAAAGGCAATATGAACAGCAACGAGCACAAAGAGAGCATTCTGAATTACCACAAAGGCTTTCTCAAACATATTCTGATTTTAGTGAAGTATGCAATCAAGAAAATCTGGATTACTTAGAGTATCACTATCCAGAAATTGCAAGATCTTATAGTCGCACCCCGGACTCATTTGAAAAATGGTCTGATGTATACAAAGCTGTGAAGAGATTTGTTCCTAACACTAACAGCAAGAAGGATCAAAACAAAGCTGAGAAGAATTACAACAAGCCGCAGTCTATGACAGTTCCAGGAGTAACTCAAGTTGGAGATACGGCTCCTGTAATGTTGGACGATAAAAGAAGAGCAGACAACTGGGCTAGGATGCAAAAAGTAATGAAAGGAGGAAGATAATGGACAAGCAGATACGCAAGATAAAAAAGGAAACAAATAAGGTAGAAAAAGATCTGACAAATCTAGAAAAGCAAGATAAGAAGAGAGATAAAGTTTGCGACTACGGCGATAAAATGCTGAAGAAGAAATAAAATAAAGTCTCTATCTTGATGATAATTAAGCACTTAAGATATGCTCCTTGAACCAACCAATTTCAAGGAGCCAATATGAAAGATTTAACGCTGGGAAAGTTTTTTCTATATTTTTTTATCATTATTTCGCTGCCATTTTCCTATCACTTTTTAATACCTAAATATACATTTATTGACAGAGGAAATAATCAAAAGCCTTATCGGTGCAATGTATTTACTGGAATAGTGGATACTTCAGAATATTCCGTGTGGCATTAAACTTGTATTGAGTTATCCGGAAATGCTGGATAACTCATCTTACACAGTTTTTTTGTCTTGTCTATTGTCACTAAGAATGCAACATTCTTTAGCGGCCATTGACCCTTCCATTCTGCATACTCTACGATCTATATCTGTTATCTTTTCGTCGAGTTTATCTATACGTTTATTTAAACGTTCTTCTAAACCATCAAAGCTCTTATCAATTGCTTCAAATTTCCTGTCAATTGACTCAAATTTCTTGTCTAACCTCTTAACACTCCAAGCAATCAGTCCTCCCAATAAACCCAATCCAATTAAAATTAGTTCAGCATACCCGATCATAAAATCCTACCTTCACATGGTTTTTACCTTTATGGATCTGTTCTATCTTTAAATATACTCTTTGTTGGTGCTCCCATCATAGCCAAAATTGTTTCTATCACTGTCACTCTAGTTTTTAAGTCTCCAATCTGGTGAATAATCCATCCTAAACCTGTTATCATAGGCACTAAAATTGAAACGATGATTGTTACTGTCTGTATCCAGTCCATAAAGTCTCCTTTTTCCTCAGTATATCATAACTTTTTTTCTTCGTGTACTTGAAATAATAAGTGATCGTTCCTAGTCTATTATTAGCTGAACAGGACTTCGCTAGTCCACCCCCGATTTACTTCAATGTAAAGCGGTTTTACATTCTTTCGGTTGTATCACGACTCACCATCGTAGGCTGATTTTAGTTTGATTCGCCATCAGACCAAAAATTAATAACTTACGAGGTATGTTGTGGCAACAGGTATCACAAATATAAACAACATGGCCCCAGAATTGCCTTTGCAATTCTCTGAAGACTTATTGTCTACGCCAATGTTCAATTTGATCCACTCATTTGGAGCGGATCTACATTATGCAGAAGCTCATATTGGTAAAACAACCAGAATGAGTCGCTATGAAAGACTGTCCACCGATGGTGGTCAACTAGATGGTTCTGGTGTTGATCCAGCTCCAGAAGTGGTTGTTCGTTCTGACATTGATGCTACGATGGAAATCTATGCAAAGACTGTCGTTATAAACGAGCAAGTTACACTATTGATGGTTTAGAAGAACGTTTAAATAAACGTATAGATAAACTCGACGAAAACGATAAAGTATTAACTAAGTTCACATCACTACTAGGACAGTGGCTTCGAGAAAAAGAAGACCTTCTAATGAGGGATCTTTATGCAAGTTCTGTTTCTTACATCAATGCTGTAGGTGGTATTAACGGAGATCAACCAAGTGAAATTTCTCGTAACGATGTGAATAATATCGAGAGGATCCTACTTGGAAATGATGCTAGGACAATGTTAGAAGGAATTGACGCTGATCTTAAGTTTGGAACAGCTCCAACAAGAGATGCTTTTATAGCGCTAGCTTCTACCGACATTACTCCAGATCTTCAGAATATCCAAGGAGTTCTATTAAAGAATGCTTACCCACATCAAGAAGGCCTAAGACCAGAAGAATACTGCTCAGTGAGTCGTTTTAGATTTTTTGTGTCAAGTAAAGCCGCAAAGATTCCAGGCGCTTCTTTAAATGGATCAACTGTCTACACCATTCCAATGTTTGGTTTGGAAGCTGCTGCAAAAGTAGAACAAAACAACTACAGCGCAATTTTAGGGTATAGACCCCCTTACGTTGTGTCTAGTGTTGCACAAAACAGCCAACTCTATGCGAAATTTGCTATTGCTCGCGCAATCACAAATCAAAACTGGATTTCTGGCTTAAACGTAACAGCAAGACTGTAAGGAGGATGATTGTATGCCGTTTACTATTATAACAGGTGATTCGTTCACCTCTACCGGTGTAGGGGTTAAAATCAACCTACCTAGCTCCGCCGACTATTTTGTCACGACAAATATTACACAGATGCCTCTAGCTCCAGCTACTGGCGTTGTGATTCGCGCTGAATGGTATGGACCTAAATTTGGCGTCGGTGCAACCGCTGCAAATGACGGTATTCGTTGGAAAAAAACGAATAGCACAAATGCATTGTTGATCGATACTTTTGCTACTGCTACAGCATCTAACGGCTTTACATATGTGACATCAAGTCCATTTGTAGAAGCTCAGGCTGCTAACGCTATTACTGGTATAACTGCTGCTAACCCAGCCGTGGTAACACAGACCAATACTTATTCTAATGGTGACTTCATCCGTATCTATAGTACTACAGGTGATTTAACTATTGGAGGCATGGTATTCCAAATTTCTAGCGCTTCTGGTTCAGGTTATACATTACTTGGATTGGCAAACGTAGCTGGAAACGGATTAGCTGCTGCAACTGCTGGCTTTACACGACGCGTTTCTAAAAATGCTGCTGTAGATCCTGAGTATTTGTACATAACAAATATCTCAAAAGCATCACAAGCTGTAATAAGTACTTCTGTTGATCCAAGTGCGTTTTATGTTGTAGGAAACAAAATCCATTTTAGCGTTCCATCTTCTTTCGGTATGAAAGAGATAGACCAGTTGACAGGAACAGTGGTTGCTGTTAATGCTGCAAGCGCTAGTGGTAGCGTCTCTGCATATAACTTAACTGTAGATATCGATTCTACAGCATTCACAACGTTTGCTTTCCCAGCTACTACAGCGTCACCGACAGCTAGACTGTTTGCGACTTTGGCACCTGCTGGTTCTGCTACAACATTTAATCCAAATACATTGGTTCAAACTGGTTATGAGTTCCAAAAAACTCCGTTCCACACTGGACAATTTACTCCATATATGTTCCTCGCTGGTGGCGCACAGTCTCCCGCAGGGGCTAATGCAGACGTGATTAATTGGGTAGCATATAAGTTCGAGAACTAATTCTAAATTGGATGGGGACATTTTATCCCCATCCTTTATTTGAGAGGTAAAATGCCTTTAAAACACGGCAAAAGCAAAAAAGCAATAAGTAAAAACATAAAAACAGAAATTGAGCATGGAAAACCGCAAAAACAAGCGATAGCCATAGCTTTGAATGTTGCGCGTAAAGCCGGCGCAAAGATACCTAAAAAAAAGGTAAAGTAAGTGTCAGCAAATACATTTTTGCCACCTACAGTTGTTATACCTGGGTTTCTTGTGATTACCAACATAACAAGAGCTAATCCAATGGTCGTAACATTTACAGATTCTGATGAAAACAGCTACATCGTAGGTCAAGCAGTGTATTTAAATGTCCCCTCATCTTATAAAATGTTTCAGGCAAACGGTCTTACAGGAGTCATTACAGCGATATCTACAAACAACTTCTCTTTAAACATTGACTCAATACAGTTCGATACATTCGTAACTCCATCAGTTGGACAAGTGCAGCCTGCAACGATATCTCCATCAGGTTCTAGAAATTTGCAGTTTAGTAATTTAACAAATAATGTTCCATTTCAAAGTTTAAACAATATAGGTAATTAGCATGGAATTAACAAAAATATCACCATCAGGTGAAAAACACGGAAGAATCAACGTAGTGGCTAATAGCGTCCAAGAAAATGGTTTTAAACATATGAAACCAGAAACCAAGACTAAAGCAGAAAAAAAGAAAGCTGACGAACAGCGTCTGATAAAAGCCAGATACATGAACCACAGAGGAAGCCATGAAAGACTTACTAAACCTTACATGAGATGGGCCGGAGAACCAATTGAGACATGGCATTTCATTCCTGGTGAAACATACGACGTTTGGAAAGGGTTAGTTGACGAAGTTAATAGCAATCCAGGTTTAGCCCAACGTAGCGAAATACTTGACGCAAATGGCATTCCTACAAAGAAGGACGCTGGAGCGCTTAAGATCCACGAATTTGTTCCGTGTTCTTTTTAAATAAGGTTTCATGTATTATGTCCGTATTCCATACATAAGGAGTCGGACATGAAAAAATGCAGCAAATGCAAATTAGAAAAAGAAAAAGAGCGCTTTTACCGTAACCTGGGGCAATGTAAAGAATGCAAAAAAGAATACAAAGAAAAATGGAATCAAGAAAATAGGGAACATGTAAGGAAAGTTGTTCATGAGAATTATTTAAGAAACAAAGACAAGGTTATAGAAAGAACAAAAAGATGGCGTCAGGAAAACAAAGAAAAATTCAATAAAAGTTGGAAAAAATCGCATGAGAAAGATAAGTCTAAACGAAGAGCTAGGAAGATTGTGAATTATCATTTACAAAAGGGTAATCTTGCAAAACCTTTATGTTGTGAAACCTGTTTAAAACAAGGACAGTTAGAAGCACATCATGAAGATTATAACTTACCTTTAAATGTTAAATGGTTATGTACCAGTTGTCATGGAATAAAACATAGGCTAAGAAAAATAGGTTAAATTTATGGTTGTACAGGCTAGCTCAACTCTTACAGATATTAAAACTAAAGTTAGAAGGCTTACAGCATCTTCTAGCACATCTACACTTAGCGAAGCTAGCTTGGAACAATATATAAACACGTTTTATTCTCAGGATTTCCCTTACGCTATTAAGACAGATCAAATGAGGAGTGTTTATACATTTTATACTACTCCATATATAGATCGTTACCCTCTTGATGTTAATTACAACCAGGGAATAAGAGAGCCAGTTTATTTTGAAGGCATTCAGGGGTATTTCTTTAAAAGCCGAGATGAATTTTTCAGAATGTGGCCTAGATGGCCAACTAAGTTCAATCCCATCAATGGAGACGGAGTTACAACTTCCTTCACTTTCACTTTACCAGGACCATTTTTAAGCAAGGAAGTGGTGATTGGTGGAGTCGATGTCAATGGAACAGCAATTTCAGTAAACGACGACGGAAATGGAAACCTTCTTTTACAAGTACCGAATCCTGTTACAACAGTACCACAGTATTATACTCCTTTGCCTCCCACTACCGCCAGCCCTATACCTGGAATGCATAACCAAAATAATGGCAATCCTGGCCTGAATTGGGTGGGAACAACTACGACCCCTTTTTCTAATGCTATTGGAACAGTGAATTACGTTACTGGGGCTTTTAGTATTAATTTTCCTGTGTCTCCACAATCAGGAAGTCAAATGACTTGTTGGGTATCACAATATCAGACAGGAAGGCCTTATTGTGTAATGTTCTGGAATAATGAATTTACCGTTAGACCGATCCCTAAAGAAATCCATAAAGTTGAAGTAGAAACTTATCTCACTCCAGTCCAATTCTTAAACAACTCTGACAATCCTATAATAAATCAGTGGTGGCAATATATTAGCTACGGAGTTGCCATGGAGATCTTAAGAGACAGACAAGATGTGGAAGGAATTGAGAATTTAAGAGAAGGATTTATGAGACAAGAAGCTCTTGTATTAGAGCGTCAGGGCATAGAAGAAATTAATCAAAGGAATTCAACTCTTTATTCTTCGACAGTGACTTCTCAAGGTAACAACAATGGTTTCGGAATGGGATGGTATTGATGGGCGCTTATCAACCATTAAAAATAACTGGCATGCAAACAGGACTTGTGCAAGAGCGCGAAGAGTTCATTTTGCCTGATGACGCCTATCCACAATTAGAAAATGCCTATGTGTGGAGAGAGCGGATTAGAAGACGTCAAGGGTTAGCCACTCTAGGAAGATTAAAAAGAACCGTTTCCGCAACAGGTGCAACAACTAACTTAATAACAGACTTAGGATTAGAAGCTACGGCCTCTATAGTCCCTGGATCAGTAGATATAATAGGAACAGGCGGCCACCACTGGACAGATCCTCTTATGGATGGAGTGTTGGCTAGCGATTTTGCAACTTTTGGAACAATTAACTATTCAACAGGTGTATTTTCTGGTCCTACTACGCCTCTAATTGGAGGAACTTTTTCCTATTATCCTGGTCTTCCTGTTATGGGATTAAGACAGAGGGAATTGAATAGTATAAATCTTGAACAAACTGTGGCCTTTGATACAACGTATGCCTATATATTTTCAGGCTCATCATGGCAAGAATTTATTCCTGGAACAACTTGGACAGGAACGGATTCAGACTTTTTTTGGTCTACTAATTACTGGGTAGATAATAGCAATGTAAAAATCTTCTGGGTGACAAATTTTTCTGGAACTTCCGGAGATCCTATTAGATATACAAACGGAACTGTATGGATTGATTTCAACCCTACAATAAACGCATCAGGAGATCTACTTACTCAATGCTTAGCAATGCTACCATTCAGAGGACGACTTGTAACATTCAACACTCTTGAGGGACCTGCTTTAGGAACATCCATAGCCTATACCAATAGGATTAGATGGGCAGCTATTGGCAATCCTTTCTCTGACGTTAGTGCAATCGTCACAACGGTGAACCCAAATGCCTGGAGAGACGATATAAGGGGACAAGGTGGATTTCTTGATATTCCAACAAGTGAGTCGATTACAGCTGTTGGTTTCGTTAGGGATAATCTGGTTATTTATTGCGAAAGAAGCACATGGCAGCTTAGGTATACAGGAAGAAGCATAGCTCCTTTTCAAATTGAGAAAGTAAATAGCGAATTGGGTTCTGAGAGTACTTTTAGCGCCGTTCAATTTGACACCTCTCTTGTAGGAATAGGAGATAAGGGAATCGTTGAGTGTGATAGCTATAAAAGCGAAAGAATCGACATTAAGATTCCAGATCTTGTTTTTGAGTTCAAGAATGTGGAGGACGGAACAAAAAGAGTACATGGGATTAGAGATTTTCAGCAGAGATTAGCCTATTGGATTTTTCCATATTCTCCAGGATCAGAGGTCTTTGATAAGTTTCCTAATAGGAGACTTGTATATAACTATGAAAACGATTCTTGGGCTATATTTACAGATTCTCTAACAGCCTTAGGAGTATTTCAACCTCTTGAATCTCCAAGATGGCAAGACTTAAACACTAAAGATGATACATGGAGACAATCAGATTTTCCTTGGGTCACATTCCCTGCCGAATTTCCAGCTCTTATAGGAGGAAATCAACAAGGGTTTGTAATGTATCTAAGCTCTAACCTTCAGTTGAACGTTTCAAATGATCCTACATTGAGTATAAAAGATATTGCCGTCACAACTGTTGTTACAATCACTTCTACAAATCATAATTTGGCTTCAGGACAAGTGATATCTATTTCTGAAATTCCTGTTGGAACTCCATACGCAACGAGTTTAAATGGAAATAAATACGGAGTGATTATTGTAGATGCAGATAATTTTGAAATATGGGAATACGATACGGATGATGGAACTTTCTCCATTTTGCCTTTAGATACTTCTGAAGGTACATATATTGGTGGTGGGGAAATCTCTGTTAGAGACGGGTTTAGTGTTATCAGCAAGAAATTCAATTTTATCGATGAAGGTAAAAACATCCAAATTGGGTATATAGACCTTTTAACTACAACTACTGACGAAGGTGCTATTAGTCTAAATGTATATCTAGATTATAACGACAATAGCCCAGTAAACATCCTTCCTCAAAATCAGATATCAAGTTTGATTCCTGCCGATCCACCAGCCCCAGATACTTTTTTTAATTCCATTGTACCTACAACAAATCCAAACCCTGACGGATTGAATGGGAATAAGTTCTGGCATAGAGTGTTCTGTCCGGTTAGAGGAGCTTTCTTAACTATTGAATGGACTCTTTCAAATGGACAATTAGTGGGAGCGGAACAAGAAAGCGATGTTCAAATAGATGCACAGATCTTGTGGATTCGAAGAGCTGGCTCACAATTACCAATAGGAGTTTAAGATGGTCTATAATCCAAACATACCTAATGCCGGAGATCTGTTAAGCGTAAGTCAAGGTCAATTAAAAACCAACTTTACTGCTGCTAATACATCTTTCTCTAGGAACCACATCCCTTTTTCAACAGCAACAAATAACGGAAAGCATACATTCATTGAGATGCCTATAAGAGCTGGAATACCAGCTCCTGCACCTGGATTGATTTTGGGAGAAGGCACTGTTTATACAAAGAACACGACTACATTTACAGCTACAACAGAAGCAACAACTTACTATACTCCGGATAATACAGGTAACGAATATCAGCTTACAAGGACAATCTCTAGTAAATTTGGATCATTTTCAACAGCAACAGGTTGGACTTTTCTTCCTGGAGGACTTTTATTGCAATGGGGTCAAGTTGCTGCACCTGGATCTTCCGGACAAGTCATTTTTCCTGTGGCCTTTACAACAGCAGCTTTTTCCATACAACTTACAGTACAAAGCACTGCCACAACGTTCGCTCTAATTGATAATACAACTCCACCAACACTTACAACTTTTAACTATAAGACGGCACTTGCTGGTGTTGTTTCTTTACACTGGATAGCAATAGGTAAATGATGTCATTCAGTAGCCAAGAGTTTGAAAGTTATCTGCCTGTTTATGATGCAATCCCTGAGAAATGGGAAGAGTCTAGAGACTTTATTGTTGAGCATCTTAAAAAGATCTCTAATGCTGTAAATGCTAGAGAAATAGGATTTTATTTAGACGAGGAATTGTTAAGCGGAAAAGCGTTCATTCCTTCATCTATTAATGTAAGTGGAACTTCTCAACAGTTTAGGACCATACTGAGAAAGACGTTTTTATTTGGACCTATTGTGATAGGAGTTAATACACAAGCCCATGGAATAGTAGTAGATGCAAATTTTACATTGATTCAGATATTTGCTTCTGGAACAAATGTGGGAGCGCTTACAGGAGACAATATTCCTAATGTGGGATATGACGTGAACAACATAATTATTACCTCCACAAAAGTCTACGATAAGGCTGTAGCGGTAATTGAATATATACAGGAGCTTTGATATGCCTAAATTTTGGAAATCTCTAGGGAACATTTTTACTGGTACTCCTGATAAACACGAGCAAATATCCACGCTTAGACCTGAGCAAGAGGCTCTATACCAGCAATTAATTAATTCCGGAATAAATCCTGGAGCTGGTGGTGCTTTTGGTGAATCGGCAGATTATTATAGAAATCTTCTAAGCGATAACTCAGCAGATTATCAAGCTTTTGCAGCTCCTCAGATGCGTCAATTCAATGAAGAGACTATTCCGGGTCTATCAGAGCAATTTGCAGGAATGGGAGCTGGCGGTCTTTCTAGTAGTGGATTTAGAAACGCTGCTGTAAATGCAGGAACTGATTTAAGCGAGAGGTTGGGAGCTATTAGAGCTCAGCTTAGACAAACTGGAGCTCAAGGTCTACAAAATATAGGACAACAGGGATTACAGAACTATAGCCAAGACAGGATAACCCAACAAGGCAGCGGCGGCCTTCTCTCTCAAACTGCTCCGTTAGTTGGAGCAGGAATTGGTTTTCTTGCAGGAGGTCCTGCAGGAGCTTCTGCTGGGTATCAAGGAGGAAACATGTTAAAGAACTCATTTGGTGGAAGCAATGTAGGGTCAAGATCCTCCCCTTATGGAACTTCTCAGATGAGAGCTTCTCCTCAACTTCCTAATTCCCAATATAATCAAAGAGGTTACTAATGTCTTATTCCGTAAAACAGGGCGATATATTTGGAAGGATTGGTGAACAAATAGGAAAGGGACTAGCTGACCAAGTTCCTAAAGAAGTTGAAAACTATAGGCTTCGTAAAGGGTTGCAACAGCTAGGAAAAGAAGCCCCAGATCTATCCCCATTAGAGTTCGCCACTAAGGCTTATGGCACTTATGGCATTACTCCTCAAATGGTTCAGTCTTTAGGTGGTCTTGCTCAGCAAGAATCGAGAAATAAAGCAATGATGGATTACCAAAATGCACAAAATAAAACTCAATATATTCCACCACCACCACCCGAATCAGAATCTGCCTCAAGCAAAACACCTTCTGTAACTAAGCCGGGGCCTTTAGATTATATTCAAGGTGAAGAATATCTACCTCCTACAGAAGATCAGATAGTTGGTGAAGGTACTACACGGTTTTATAAAAGCCCAGGAAGATATAACAACAATATTGAAAATGCTATTGAAGAGGCTCGTCGCGTAGCTACTACAAATCAGTCTAGATTTCAGGCTCATCAGAAGCAGCATGCTGATTTACAAGCCCTTCAGGACAATGTTGTTTCAAGATTGAGAACTCATTCTAGTAAACTTGGAGTACAGGTTCCCGAGAATGTCTATAGTTCTATAGAGGACGAGGCAATCAAATCCATTAAGCCTAAAAGTCAAGGTGGAGGTGGGTTAACTGAACAGCAGGCTATGAAAGACTATGGTAAGAAATTGGATGAGATCTCTAGGGAATATGCTGAAATAGATCCTCTTGTACAAGGATGGGCAATAACAGGAAGAGGGCCAAAACAAACATTAAACTCTCTAGAATCTCTACAGAAAAAATTCGAAAAGAGAAACGACAGCCGAAACTTAGCTGACCTACTGATAAAAAAAGGTCAAGTTTCTCCGTTATATGCATATTCTTTCGCTCAACCGGTTAAGAAGGTTCCAGAACTGAATAAGGCCATTAAATCAACTCAAAACTACAACAAAATTGCACCTCTATTTTCATTCTCTAAAGGCGAGGATTTGAGAAATAAAACTTTAGAAGTATCAGAAAAATTAGCTCCACTGCTAAGGGGAAATGACAAAGCTAGTCCTTTGGCAATAGGATATGAGCTAAAAAAATTAAACTATGATCCTGAAATATGGTTAGACTATTTGAATAGAAAACAAGAGGACTTAGGCCTTTCTCCATTGCAAATAGATCAACTAGGAAAGCCCATAAACTTCTTTAATCCGTGGAATGATGTCTGGCTTTCTGAGTGGACAGGAATCGAATAATAGGAGTAAAATATGCAACCATATCAAGAAGCCTCAGAGGAATTGACTAGACAAGGTCAAATGCCTATTAAGGCCATAAAAAACATCGCATCTGTCGGAGCTACTGCAGCTAGTCTAGTTGGTTTCGGTGGAATTGCACTTAACCGTGTATTACCTCTTTTAAGCAAATATGTTCCTTATGATTTGATGAAAAAGGGATTAAATAAAATAGACCCTCGTTTCGGGAAGTTTATAAATCGAGTAGAGGCAGATGGGGGAACAGAAGACCAGATTAAAGAGTTTATAAGAAGCAAAGCACAAACTGAAGAACAAAACGAACCTCCTAAAGAAGATCGAAACATCATTCAACAGTACTCTCCTGAGCTTTTTCAATTTATTGATCAAGAAGTGAAAAGAGGCAGAGACCCTCTTCAAGCCGGA